CATTCTTTCCAATTCCATTTACAATCCTATTAGGATTATCCACCATCGTATACGTAGCATGGAGAGCAACATGACAACAATCTTACAAGGAAAAGTGAAGACTGTGTTTAGCACAGATGAACCAGAAGTAGTTCTCATACAATATGAGGATAAGGTTACTGCTGGTAACGGTAGGAAAGTAGATTTTCCTGAAGGTAAAGGTGAAGTATGCTGTAGGATATCTCAATTGCTTTTTGAGCATTTAGAGAAGTATGGTATCAGGACTCATTACCTTGATACATTTCCAAGAGCTATTATGTCTTGTAAGACAGTGGAGATTATTCCGATAGAGGTGGTAGTAAGAAATGTTGCTGCTGGTTCTATAGTTAGAGAGACAAACATTAAAGAAGGCACTGACTTTGGTTGGCCATTGGTTGAGTGGTATTTGAAAGATGATGAGAAGAATGATCCATTACTAACAGAGGCTCGTATATGGGCAATGGGTAATTTCCCCTTAAGGGATATGGAACAGACTGCTAGAGAAGTGAATGGTATTGTAGGAAGATTATTTAAACAGATTGGTCTTACACTTGTTGATTTAAAATTGGAGTTCGGGTATGATCTTAACCAAAATTTACTCCTTGCTGATGAACTATCACCTGACTCGATGAGACTATGGAAAGATGGAAAGAGTTATGACAAGGACTTGTTTAGAAAGGATGAAGGTGATATAGTAGAAGCATATAATTCTATCCTAGATAGACTGAGGGAGATTACATGAATGATTTTTTATGGGTAGAGAAGTATAGACCTCAGAAAGTTGAGGACTGTATACTTCCTACAGATGTGAAGGACACCTTTAAGAGTTTCATTGAGCAAGGAGAGATTCCAAATCTTCTACTCTCTGGTACTGCTGGTGTGGGTAAGACCACTATTGCGAAAGCACTATGTAACGAATTAGGAGTAGATAGTTATGTCATTAATGGGTCTGATGAGGGTAGATTCTTGGACACTGTACGCAATCAGGCAAAGACCTTTGCTGCTACTGTTTCTCTTACATCTACGTCTCGTCATAAAGTTCTCATTATTGATGAAGCAGACAATACGACATCGGATGTACAACTACTCCTCAGGGCATCGATTGAAGAGTTTCAAAAGAACTGCAGGTTTATATTCACGTGTAACTTTAAGAATAAGATCATAGAACCGTTACATAGTAGAACAACAGTAATTGATTTTAATGTCCGTGGAAAAACTAAACAAGTTCTGGCGGCAGAGTTCTTTGAAAGGTGCAGAGACATCTTGTCCAGAGAGAAAGTACGGTTCAATGACAAAGTGGTTGCCACAGTCGTCCAACAATACTTCCCAGACTTCAGAAGAGTCCTTAACGAACTCCAGAGATATGGCTCTACAGGTGATATCGACACTGGAATCCTTGCAACGTTAGGTGATGCTAAGATAGATACACTGGTAGATGCATTAAAGAATAAGAAGTTTAATGATGTGAAGAAGTGGGTTACTCAGAATCTTGATAGTGATCCTATTTCTATAATGCGTAAATTATATGACAATCTGTCCTCTGTGATGGATGGTCCTAGTGTTGCTGCGGCAGTATTAATTATTGCTGAGTATCAATACAAGTCTGCCTTCGTGGTGGATCAGGAGATTAACCTCCTTGCCTGTTTAACTCAATTAATGTTGGAGTGTAACTTTAAATGACTTATGAAAAGCACAAAGCGACCCTTCTCAAACTCCTAAAGGAGAGAGCATATAAGAAGGGATCGTATACATTATCATCTGGCAAACAGTCAGAGCATTATGTTAACTGCAAACCTGTAACACTATCATGTGAGGGTAACGCACTCCTATCATCATTAATTTATAATGAGTTGGATTCTAAGTCAGTAGCAGTTGGTGGTCTTACCCTAGGTGGTGATCCATTAGTCTGTGGTGTTGCACAGAGAGCATTCTATCAAGGTGGTCATATTGATGCTTTAATCATTAGGAAGAACCCTAAGGATTATGGTACAAAGGAAGTCATTGAAGGTTACAAACCTGCAAAGGGTTCTGTTATCACAGTCCTAGAGGATGTAACTACCACTGGTGGTAGTGCTATGAAGGCAGTCAATGTACTACGTGGTGCAGGTTATACAGTTAATAGAGTAGTTGCAATCGTTGATAGGATGGAAGACCATAAGATCTGGGAACATAATAAGATTGAGTTTATATCCTTATTCACCTTGCAGGACATTACCAATGACTAAAAATTACGATGACTCCAAATGGAGAGAGGAATTCAAAGCATACACAAGTGACTCAAGAGAACTTGAGTTGCTAGAAAATGGACCTAAGAGTCTTGCTCAGTCATGGCGTATGCAAGCAATGTATGGTAAGTGGAAAAAGATTATGGGTTATAAAGATCCTGAACCACCAGATGTTTCATCATCGATGAAAGAATTCTTTGAAAAAACTAAAGACCAAGGTATCTAAACATGATTGACTTAAAACTAATACGCTTAATAACTGGCGAAGAGATTATTGCTGAAGTTGTAGATTGGAGTAATGGTATTCTGACTGTTAAGAATGGTCTAACTGTAATTCCACATGCGGATCAGGTAGGGTTTGCTCCATGGGCAACTGTTATTGATCCAGAATTTCCTGAGATTGCTTTGGATATGAAACATGTTATTTACTCTGTTGCAGTTGCACCTCAGGTAGTTGAGCAGTATAATAAAATCTTTGGTAGTAATATTATTACCCCTGATAAGCAACTAATCGTGTGAAAACCCCTGAAGATTATTTCTTAATTGGTTTGATACTCCTTGACGAGTTTATAAAAAGAACTTTGATGGGATTGTATTACACTTGGCAGAAATATGATTATTGGAGTCACAATCGTAAAGTGGCAAAGGCAGCGAGAGATGCCGAATTGAATCCTCCTACACTACCTTATCATGAAGTCCCTGAAAACACCCCTTAGATATCCTGGTGGTAAGTCTCGTGCTATTAAAAAGATGGCACAGTTCTTACCAGACATGAGTAAGTACAAAGAGTATAGAGAACCTTTTCTTGGAGGTGGATCTGTTGCTCTTCATATGACACAGACATATCCCCACCTAGAGGTATGGGTCAATGATCTATATGAACCTCTAGTAAATTTTTGGCAACAACTACAGGATGAAGCAAATGAAATTACGACCAGGCTCAAAACATTTAAAACAGCGTATCCCACCCCAGATAGAGCAAGAGAACTTTTTATCGAAAGTAAAGAACTCGTTAACGATCAAAAACAATCCGACATTACTCGTGCCGTTAGTTTTTATGTTGTTAACAAGTGCTCTTTTTCTGGTCTCACTGAGTCCTCATCCTTTTCGTCCCAAGCATCAGACTCCAACTTCAGTTTACGAGGCATAGAAAAGTTACCAGAGTATTCTGAGATAATACAGAACTGGGTTATAACTAATCTAACTTATGAAAGAATGTCTTGTGATGAGAAAGATGTATTCACTTATCTTGATCCTCCTTATGAGATAAAATCTTCTTTATATGGTAAGAAGGGTGGTATGCATAAAGGATTCGATCATGATGCCTTTGCTGAAGAATGTGATAGACATACTAATCATATGATGATATCATATAATTCTTCCCAGTTAATAAGAGATCGTTTTAAAGAATGGACACCTAGTGAATTTGATCATACTTATACTATGAGATCAGTAGGTGATTACATGAAAGAACAACAGGAACGTAAAGAACTCGTTTTAACTAACTATGCCATATGATGATCGTTATCCTCTTAAGGATTATTTGAACACTATTAATTTAACAAAGAAGAACCTCATGGAGGATGAAGATCCTGCTTGGGAAAAGAATTATACTCCTTTTGTAATCAATAAGTGTATGTCTCATCACATCGATACTGTGATGTATGCAAATGAGATGAATCAATATCCTAACTTAGATAAGAAACTTCAGTACGATTTCTTTATAAATACCGTCAGATCCCGAAAGAGATTTTCTCCTTGGGGTAAGAAGCAAACGGTGAAAGATCTTGACCTTGTGAAAAAATACTATGGATATAGTAGTGATAAAGCAATTCAAGCCTTAAGGATCTTAACTCCAAAACAACTAGATTACATTAAAGATAAACTAAATAAAGGAGGTAAGAAACTATGAGAGGACGAACCGATGACAAGTGATAAAAAGATAGAGGCATATGCTAAGAATAATGCAGAAGAGAATGGAGCTGTTCTTTCTGCGGATGATTTAAAGAGCACAATTGATGCCTTAAAGGAGATGACTCCAGAACAACTTAGCTATCTCACAAGAAATACTGCGGAACCAAGTTAACTACATCACAATAAAAACTGAATAAATGAGGTGATAAATTATGAGCGAACAACCTAAAGAAGTTCAATGGACAAAGAATGATATGGTGGAGGTGAACTTAAAGGAACCTGATGATTTCCTTAAAGTTCGTGAGACTCTTACACGTATTGGAGTTGCTTCCAGAAAAGAAAAGAAATTATTTCAATCATGCCACATCCTTCATAAGAAGGGACAGTATTACATAGTACATTTCAAGGAACTCTTTGCCCTTGATGGTAAGAAAGCAAACTTATCTGAGAATGATGTTCAACGTCGAAATCGTATCATCAAACTTTTATCTGACTGGGGTTTAGTAGAGATTGTAAAAGAAGATTCTGTCACAAACGTTGCACCCCTAAGTCAAATCAAAGTTATTGCATATAAAGAAAAGGGTGAGTGGACTCTTGAATCTAAATATAACATCGGAAAAAAACGGCAAGTTCCAGAATCCTAAATAGAGCTGCCACGTTCTGATAATATATGACTGACGATATAAAAGAAGAGGTTGAGGTTAAGGAAGAGAAGAAAAAAGGAATCTTTGGTAAAGCTAAAGATGCTCTTCTTCCAGACCCTGATGAGCAAGCTGCTATCATTAGTACATTTGTTCGCATTACCGTTCTTGCCTGGTCGGGCGGAATTTTGACTTTGAACTACGTCGCCATCCCAGGTGTACCACAGCAGAAAATCGATCCAACATTTATAGCTTCGGTTTTTACTGGGGTTTTAGCTAGCTTCGGAATTCAGACAGCTAGTAAGAAAGGTGACGGTACTATGAAGATGGATAAGAACGGCAATGCTACCAATGGTAATGGTGGAGCACCTCCTGTTACTGCTCAAGATATTGAAGCTATCTTAGCAAAAGCACCTGCTGGTCCTGTTCAAACTATTCGTATTGAGCAAGCACCTCTTAAGATTACTACTGATGACAAACCTTACAAACTATAACCATGCAAAAAATAATTAATGTACTCGCTATTGCGTCTACTGTTGTATCTGTTGCCGTTGTTGGCACTGGTGCTTACGTTTACGTTAATAAAGATGCCATCATAGAAGACATAAAAGAAAAAGCACTTGGAGGACTAGGTGCAGGACTAGCTGGTGGTGCTCTTACAGGAGACATAGGATTGCCTATAGGCGATAGTGCAGGTACTTCTAGTATGGGACTTCCTGTTCCAGGATCACCGTTCTAATGGATCTCCAGAAAATAGCATCAACTGGTACAGCAATTGCTGTAGTCGGAACTGGTGCTGTTGTTGGAGGTAACACAGTTATCGATCAACAAACTGGTGGACCTCAGAAGAGAGAATCAGCAAAGGTAGAAATGATAAGACAGATAGTTGCAGAGGAAGTATATCTGCAACTACTTAATGCTTGGCCAACAACCAGTGGTCCTGTTAAGGGATTGAAAGTTCCTAATAAAGATTACAAGACACAGTTGCCTCCAAAATAAAGTGGACACTTACTTATGGATCCTATTCGTGACATACCTAATATTACTACTGGTGGATTTGGTATTCCTAACATCAATGTTCGGCAACACTCCATTAATATTGGAGGTATTTGGGTAAGGAAACCTGCAGTAAGAGAGATAGGAATTAATAATATAGCTGATAGAAGTTGGATGATGAATGCTCCAACTGCTATAGCACCAGATGTTCCTGTTACTGAAATTATAGGAACTCCTATAGTTAATATGCCTGGTTGTGTCAAGGTTAATAAGGAGAATGCAAAGAATCCAACCAACAAGAATAAGATGTTGGTCAATGATGACCCTAAACAGAATGTAGTTCTGTGTGATGCTGGTATGCCATACTATGAGCCACCTAATTATGACTACAGGGAACTTACTTGGCAGACAATT